TTCAAGCTCGACGCTATGCAGCTGCGGGCGGGCGACACAGTGATGATCACGAACGCCAAGTTCGGCTGGACGAACAAGGTCTTCGAGGTGATGGACTGGCACTTTGCCAGCGACGGCGAGCCGCCGCAGCTGACGGTCGAGATGACGCTGCGCGAGACGGCGAGCGCGGTGTATGACTGGGACGTCACCGACGAAATCGAGATGGCGACGGCGCCGACCACGACGCTGCCGAATCCGTTCGCGCTCGACGCGCCGACCAACCTTTCGCTCGTGGCCGACGGCACGACGCAGCTTGTGCAGGCGGACGGCACCGCGCTCCCGCGGATCAAGGTATCGTGGTCGGCGCCCGCCGAGCAGTTCATCCAAGCGGGCGGATCGGTAGGCATCGACTACAAGGAGAGCACGAGCACGACGTACCTCACGTGGACGACCGTCCCGGGCGACCGAACGCTCGAGTACATTTCGTCGGACGTGAAGATCGGGCTGGGTTACAACGTCCGTATCTACGGGCTGTCTTACTTCCAAGTCGCGACCAGCTACGTGACCGCGAGCGTGACCGTGGTTAAGGACACGACCGCGCCTAACGCGCCGAGCTCCTTGACGGCCAACGTCGGCACGGGCCGCGCCATCTCGCTCGACTGGCTGGATAATACAGAGGCCGATCTCTCCGAGTACGGCGTGTACCGCAACACGACCAGCGTCACTCCGGCCAACGCGAACACGGACAAGATCGCCGAGGTCCGCGCGTCGCGCTTCGTCGATACCGAGGTCGCGACCGGCACGACCTATTACTACTGGGTCAACGCTTACGATATGCTCGAGAACGTGAGCGGGTTCTCGAACCGCGCGCAGGCAATCGCGACCGGAGTCACCGCTGGCTCGGTTGACCTCACGCCTCCGAGCACGCCCAACGCGCCGACGTTCTCGAGCGAGACAACGTACCTCGCCAGCGATGGCACGGCGCTCGCGCGCATCACGGTCAACGCGCCCGCAATGCCCACTGGCGGGGCGCTGCTGACGATCCTATTCCGCCGCTCCGGCGCGAGCGAGTGGCAGATCGGAAACCAAATCGGCAGCGGCTCAATCGCGGTCTCCATCGACGACCTCACGCCGGGGCAGGCTTACGAGTTTGCCGCGCGCGCGATCTCGAACTTCGACGTTCCGTCGTCCGTGTCGGCTACGCTCTCGCGGACGGCGCCCAACTACTCGGGCACGGTGACGGCGCCGAGCGGCGCAACGCTTTCAACCGAGGGCGTGAAGCCGAAGTATATCCCGACCACGACCCTTTTTTACTTCGGCACCCGGGTCAGCTGGACGGCCAACTCCGACAGCGATTTCGCGTACTACGAGATCAAGGCCACCGCCACGAACAGCGACGGGGCGGTCGACTACTCGTGGGGCTCGGATAGCTCCGCAGCTGTCACGCGCACTCGAGAAAACTTCGTCTTCCTCTACAATGCTACGCTGCAAGCTGGATTCGTCCGCGTGCGCGCGGTCAACCGGACGGGCACGGCCTCGGCGTGGACGAGCGTCGGCAACGCAAACGGCACGGCAGTCGTCGGCACGGGCACGGTCTCCAAGTACAACGACAACGACGTAACCACGACCGGCATCAAGACCGGCGGCGGCTCAAGCACGCGGCAGGTCAACGTTCGTTACGAGGTCTCCGAGGTCAAGTCGCTGACCGGCGGCGCCGCAACCGAGACGATCAGCATCGACACGACGAACCGCGGCTTTTCCGCCAAGCCCGATGCCGGGTGGATCCAATGCGCGAGCGACTCAAACATCATCGGCGTTTACGATTTCGACAACGTCTCCAACTCATCGACGACCTCTTACTTCGACCTCCGCACGGTAGACGGGACTAACATCCCGGCGGGCAACCAGCGGTTTAGCGTCGGCCTTGTCGATTACTCCTGACCCTATGGCCCTCCAGAAATCCTTCACCCTCCCGAGCGGCGTCTCGGGCAACTACATCCGCCTGACCGCGCATCGCTGGGACCGGCAGGCGCGCGAGGCCGTCGGCTGGTTTTCCCTGTACGTGGACGAGGCCGCGGCCACTGGTGGCAAGGCGCCGCTGACGCCTTGGATCGCGAAACTATGGCTGACCGGCGCGAAGTTCGACGAGTACCTGAGCAACCCCGACCTCGAGTCGCCGGGCGTGCTCGCGCAGCTCTACGACGCGAGCAAGGCGGAGCCGATCAGCTGCGACTTCGGGAGCGACGCCTTCGCCGACGCGATCGACGTTTAGCTCAAAAAAGATTCCGCCTAAGTCGTTGCCCGCGCGCGCCTTGCGGCGTGGCCGTGGAGAAAGTGCGGTTTGGGCTTCCCTTTGCCGGGGCGGTGGGTAGGGTCGGCGTCGCAACAACGACAACCGATGACGATCCTAATCAACGACAAGACCCGCGGCGATAACGTCACCTACTTCACCGCCACCTGCGGCAAGACCTCCGCCCACGTCAGCATCTACACCGACGGCCGCGTCGGCGTCTGCGTTCTGAACGCCTCGCATCGCGCGTGGAAGCGGATGGGCAAGTACTTCGCCAGCCTCGACCTCGCGCTCAAGAACTACAAGAGCGAGGCCGTCCGTCAGATCCTCTTTACCGTCAGCGCGGAGGTCGCCTCGTGATCCGCACCGCTCTCCTCCTTGTCCTCGCCTCGGCCGCGCACGCTGCGCCGCCGGAGTCGTTCTGGCGGGCGCTGCATCAGGTCGAGACTAGCGGCCGTACGGGCGCCATTCTCGGCGACGGCGGCAAGGCTCTCGGCCCGCTCCAGATTCATCGCGTGTACCACGCCGACTCGCGCATCGCTGGCGACTACTCGCGGTGCGCCGACCTCGCTTACTCGCTCCGCGTGGCCGAGGCTTATCTTAAGCGCTACGCGCCGCGCGCGTGGGCCGCTGGCGACGTCGAGACGCTGGCCCGCGTCCACAACGGAGGCCCGGCAGGCGCCCGCAAGGCTGCTACGTTGCCTTATGCGGCGAAGGTTCGCGCGGCGATGGGAGGTGGGCGGTGAGCTACGAGACTTTCCTTGACGCCAAGCGGCACGTCGGCGCGCGGCACGGTTTCGAGCCAACATTCATCCCGTCGAAGCTGTTCGACTTTCAACGGGCGCTCGTCTCGTGGTCAGTTGAGCGCGGCCGGTCCGCCATCTTTGCAGACTGCGGGCTTGGCAAGACCGCGATCCAGTTGACCTTTGCCGAGAACGTAGTGCGCCACACTAACCGTCCGGTCCTTGTGCTGACCCCACTTGCCGTGGCGCGGCAAGCTGTCGAGGAGGGCGAGAAGTTCGGTATCGATTGCGTGCGGTCCTCTGACGGCAAGTTCCCGGCCGGTGCGCGCGTGGTGGTCACCAACTACCAACGCCTGCACCACTTCGACCGGACGCAATTCGCTGGCGTGGTCTGCGATGAGTCATCGATCCTAAAGAACTTCGACGGGATGACGAAGGCCGCCGTGACGGACTTCGCACGTAAGATCCCCTACCGCCTGCTGTGCACCGCGACCGCCGCTCCCAACGATTACATCGAGCTCGGCACGTCGAGCGAGGCGCTCGGCGAGATGGGCTTTTCGGATATGCTCGGCCGCTTCTTCAAGAAGCAAGGGCCGACCACGTCGCGATCCGATGAGCATCGCGCCGGAGTCTGGCGCTTTCGCGGTCACGCCGAGAAGGATTTCTGGCGCTGGGTTTGCTCGTGGGCGCGGGCGGTTCGGAGGCCGAGCGATATGGGCTGCGATGACGGACCGTTCAAGCTGCCTAAGCTTACCACGCGCGAGCACGTCGTGGTTGCGCGGAGCCAGCGCGACGGGATGCTGTTCGACCTACCTGCAATGACGCTAGCCGAGCAACGCGAGGAGCGGCGCCGCACGCTGACCGAGCGATGCGAACTAGTCGCCAATCTCGTAGGCAATACCGGAAAGCCTGCCGTTGTCTGGTGCCATCTTAACGACGAGGGCAAGGCTCTCTCAAAGCTGATCCGAGACGCGGCCGAGGTATCGGGCGACGACGAGGACGACAAAAAGGAGGAGACCTTTGAGGCGTTCGCCAACGGCGAGTTGCGCGTGCTGATCACCAAGCCTCAGATCGCTGGCTTTGGTCTCAACTGGCAGCACTGCGCGCACCAGACCTTCTTCCCGTCTCACTCGTTCGAGCAATGGTATCAGGCCGTGCGGCGCTGCTGGCGCTTTGGGCAGAAGCGCGACGTCGTCGTCGATGTCGTCGCGTCAGAGGGCGAGTCCGGCGTCGTCTCGAATCTGCAACGAAAGGCCGACCAAGCCGACGCGATGTTTAAGCATCTGGTCTCACTAATCAACGACGAGCTTCGCATCGAAGGCGCGAAGCACGTTGCCTTCAAACCCGCTTTCCCCTCTTGGCTATGAACAACGACAAGCAACACATCACCGACCGGTTCGCACTCTACAACTCCGATTGCATCGACGTTATGCGCGCGATGCCTGATGGAGCGATTGACCTATCCGTTTACTCGCCTCCGTTCTGCGGGCTGTACAACTACAGCAGCAGCGAGCGCGACCTTTCGAACTGCCGCTCGTACTCGGAGTTCTTTGAGCACTACGACTTTGTGATCTCGGAGATCGCGCGGCTCACCAAGCCCGGCCGGATTACCGCGGTGCATTGTATGGACGTGGCTGGCACCGGCAATGGGCCGACCGCAAAGATGGGAGTTGCCGCGAACGTAGGCTCTGGGCTGATCGACTTCCCGGGTGACATCATCCGCGCGCACGAGCGCCACGGGTTCCAATTCTGTATGCGCCGCGTGATCTGGAAGGAGCCGCTCGGCGTTCGCCTGCGGACGATGGCGAAGGGACTGGCGCACGCCCAGATCGTCGAGGACTCTACTCTGTGCGACGTGGC